TTAAATACAATCATCATGGGTCGAATGGCGGGGGAGGTGAGAAAGTAATGACAAAACAAGATTTTATCAGAAAAATTTCAAGTCGTAAATTTTGGGCTTTATTAACTGCTATTGCTACCGCTATTATGGTATTAATAAATACTGACGCTCAAACTACAGAAAAAGTTATTGCCCTTATCGGATCTTTTAGTGCTATGGTTATGTATATGTTTGCTGAAGCATATGTAGATGGACAACGTCTAAATAATAATCAAGATGAAGAAAAAATACCCCAATAAAGGGGTATTTTTTACAAAACCATTTAATTTTTAATTGGGGGTAGTTCTCTATCTATGTCTTTGTCAGAAAGTAACTTAGCAACTTTACGCATAATTCGTGAAACTCTCATTTGAGATATTTGCTCTTTCACAGCTGTTTGAGATTGATTTAGCCCTTCTTCTACTCTTGTTTTTAGTACTTGTAATTCTTTATTGCTAAGTTTATGTTTAATAGACGAAATTAGATCATTAACATATAGTTGGTCTAAAATTTGTTCTTCTAAACCTTGAGAATCAAATACGTCACTCTCACTAATAGTTTCTATTAGTGGTATATTACACTCAAGTAAACTATCACCTTTAATTGGTTCTTCTAAGTATTTTACTGGTTGACCTACTTGTAATGCTTTAGTTATTTTCCACTCTTTTTCCCCCAACATTTTTACTAATTCTTCAATACTAGGGAGATACCCCAAATCATATTCAATTTTATTTATTTTATTTATTAATGCATTTGCAGTTCTTGTTGGTCTGAGGATATTTGTACTATCTCTTAAGTAACTACGAATTTCTCGGACGATTGCAGTTACCCCAAAGGAACTAAATCTTACTCCCCTTGTTGTATCAAATGCTTTAACTGCTTTTATGAAACCTATTCGTCCTAATTGGAGGATGTCATCTTTTTCTATAGAATTATTTTTAGCAATTGTTTCAGGTTTGCCAATATATTTATGGATTGAGTGCCATATTAAATTTTCATTTACAAGCATTAAATCCCCAAGATATTCTTTATCATCTTTAGCCCTTTCAATATTTGACATTAACTCCAGAGAGTAATACTGTTTATTTTCATTTATATTATCTATAATATGTTTAGGATATTGATCCATTAACTCTCCCCCGCCCCCTTAAAGTGAAATTAAAGGGAGGTAACACCTCCCAATTATTGTAATTCTTTTATGCGTCTTTTAAGTGGTCTTGTTAATTTAGCAACTACTGTTTTAGTTGCTTTAATAGTTAAAGGCTCACCAGTTCGAGGATTTTTAGCTTCTTTCTCTTTACGTTCACGTACAAAGAAGTTAAAAAAACCAATTAATTTAACATCATTACCTTTAACGATGTTATCTGCAATTATATTGAGTACTGAATCAATACGTTTTTCAGCTTCAACCTTGCTTATGTTTAACTCCTTTGCTAAATCTGCCACTAAATTTTTTTTGAACATTACCATTAGTAATACCTCCTAAGTTTATTTATAATTGAATTTTATACCTTATGACCATAGTTTATACAGATGTTGTTAATATTTAACGGTTTATTGTTAATTTGTTAATTAACAATATAAACTCTTAGATGCTGTCTACCAAATTTAAGTGCTTGTTCTTTATCTGGCATATAAACATCTACATGACCTTCTGTAATAGCACCACCTCTATCTTGACATACTCTCTCCCCCACACCCTCAATAAAAATCTTTGTTCCAAATGGAATAGATTTCGGACAAGCAACTGTTACACCTTCTTCAACAGGTACTCCAGAAGCTGTAATACCATATGAAGGGTCATTAGGTGTTTTACCTGTAGATTCATACCCTGCAGTGTAGGCTGTAACTTCCATAATAGTAAATTCTCTGCTTTTCCTATCAGAAATTGTTCTGTTATTTTGTAGAGATTTATGCACAAATCCTCTATTTTCACTACCTATCCCATAGTCCATTTGTTTTACAATTGTTGGAGCAGACAAAGGCTCTGCCTTCCAAAACAATGTTACTAATAATAGAAATATAGCAACTAATTTTTGTACTGACTTCATATTATCAGCATTTCTACTGTGGATAGAATGGACTCATGTATTTGAGTAGGGAGTGCTTGGTCAGAATTAATTACATATATTAAATCATCATTTTCTTTAGACAGTTTATTAGCTAAGAATAAATAAGCATTACGTGCTTTAACCAAAAGTTCAGAATCAACCTCATACCTATCTCGTTCAGATTTTCTACTGAAGGAAGTTTGACTTGAGATATCTAATACAATTGTTAAATCTGGTTTTCTTATTTTTGTTTGTAAAGCCTGTAACCATGTAATATCTACCCCCTCCGCCATTCCAAAAGCTAAATTTGATAAATGGTAGCGGTCAAGGAGTAAAAAGTCAAATCCTTCTTCAGCTAAAAATTGAATCTCACTTTGGTAATCTTGTCTATCAGCTTCGTACAGCATACGAATTGCTTCTTTTGATATTTCAATTTCTTTATTAAGCCATTGTTTAATTAATTTACCGAGGGGGGTGGAGTAGCGTGGAAAAGAATCCACAGCTACTTTAAATCCCATATTAGATAAAGCATTAAATAACATTTGCACTTGTGTTTGTTTGCCTGAAGCGTCTATACCTTCTATCGCTATAATGTTCACCAAAATCACTTCCTTTACGTCTTATTCCATAATTTATTTTGTGTTTTAACATGGAAATCTTCAGTACTAATACCACAACATTCAGATCGTGGGTAGCTAAAATAACTTCCCATATTACGTGGTTTGAATTTTGACCATTTAGCACAATAAGGACACCACAATTTTCCTTTCGGAGGTTTCTCCTCTTCAGGTCTTGGAGTTATAGTATATGGTAATTTTGAAGTGTAGTCAAAATCTTTTTTAGACAATTAAGTCACATCCTATGAGTTTAGATCAGTAGCATTATCAAAACTTGTACCAAACCCTTTTCTATCAGCAGTGTTAAAACTATCAACCTCTACTAATTTTACAGGGGCTAATTCAAAGAATAATGCTTGACAGATTTTATCCCCTCGTTTAATAGTTTTTATTTCATCTGTCATATTCTGAAATTCTGCTACCCATTCATCTCCATCTCCTTGAAATGAAGAATCAATCACACCAACATTATTAGTAAGTCGTACTCCCCACTTCTTAAACGTAGAAGATCTTTGAAATAGTAGCCCTACATACCCTAATGGTATTTGAGTAGCAAAATTTAATGGTATTTTAACTGTTTGTCTTGGCTGTATTGTAACTACCGCCCCCTCCTCCAAATTTGCGAACAAGTCATAACCTGCATTACCCTCAATATTATGGGGGGCGGGAAGGGATTTATCAAACCTTTTGAAATTTATCACTACCACGACTTTCACCATCCATTAATTAATACTATCTGGTAAAATAAGTTTAGGTTTATCAGGTGTAATAATTTGTTGCTTAGCTTTATGCTCTTTTACTAATTCGTTAAATTCTTCTTCAGAGATAACTCTAATTTCTACATCACCGTTATTGGATAATACATAACCCATTCCATCTGTTAAAAGTATATTGAAGTATGAAACAGGTTCTTTCAAAAATTCTTTAGTTTCGTAATCATAATTGAGATATGCTTTCTCGTACCCCGCCACCATACCAGCAAACCACACATTAACAGTTTCTGAGTGATTTTCCATAGGGTTATTTATTGTGTGCATATTAGTAGGCACATGCACAATCTTACTAACTAAACCTTTAACAAGTTCTTCTGTAATTTGTTCTTCAGTTGCTTTAACAATTTGCATAACATTCTTCCTTTCTATTATTTATTTCCTTACATTTATCTTATACGATTTTAATTCACGTTAGTTAAATAATAAAAGCACCATAAATTTATGGTGCTTTCTGGTATGGTGGGGGGGTGTGCTATTCAGTGCCACATTCTTTTATCAGCACACCATTTTCCCATCTAATTTCACATGTTCGAGAATCCCCTTCTAATTCTTTATCTGTATAAGAAATACTTAACTCAACATCTTTCTTTTTCTCATTTTCTTCAGCTTTTAATGAAAGAACTTGAGTATCTCTGCTGCCATCCACATATATAGTAACACCCTTACATCCTAAAGCATGTGCTTGTTCATAAAGTTCTTTAGTATCTTTAACTGTAAAATTGGCGGGGGCATTAGCTGTTTTAGATATACTTGAATCTACCCATTTTTGAATAACCGCTTGAACCTCTACGTGTTGGGAAGGTGTTAAGTCCATAGCACCTACAAAATAATCTGGTAACTTAGTAGCATCTGGATTATTATTAAAATACTCTTGAGCAATTGGTACATTAATCTTAATAAACTTCCCAAGTTTGCCTGAACGATACATTTCAAAAGCAAAATATGGCTCAAGCCCCTGTGCTATACCAACCATTGTTCCCGTTGAACCTGTGGGGGCGACAGTTAAAGAAGCTACATTCCGTAATCCTTTAGTTCTTACAGCTTCTCTTACATATTCAGGCATACGTTTCATATACCCTGATTCTAATAATTTTTCTGCATCAAAATAAGAAAATGACCCTTTTTCTTGTGCTATATCAGATGAAGCTAAATAAGACTCAGTTGCTATAATCTTAAATATTTCATCAGTCTTTTCTAACATCTCTTTAGAACCATAACGAAGTTTTAACTTTATCATTAAATCTGCTAAACCCATTACACCTTTACCAATTCGTCGCTCACTTTTAGCCATTTGTTCATTTTCTTTTAAGAAATAGAAACTTGCATCTATCACATCATCTGAAAATCTTTGTGATACATGAATAATTTCTCTTAACAATTGATAATTGATACCATTAGTTTGTTCATCGAACATTTTAACTAAATTTATAGAGAGTAAATTACATACACCATATTCTGGTAACCCTTGTTCGCCGCATGGATTCGTTACTAAAATTGGTGAATAGTACCAACTATTCGATTCTTTATTATAACGATCAAGATATATCACACCAGGTTCTGCTGAATAACGTGCTGATACCATAAATAAATCCCATAAATCTCTGGCTTTTATTTTGTAGTAAACTTTAGTAGGTAGTCCCTCTTTTTCCCACTTCCGAACATCGCCAGTATATTTACTGCTATCAGCCCAATATTTATTGTAAATATCTTTTTGTTCAAGGCTCATATTTTCTAAATCTGGAAATCTTAATTCCCACATCTCATCTTTAGCTACAGCGTCCATAAAATCATCGGAAATAAGTACTGATATATTAGCACCACTCATAAATTCTGGATCTACAACTCCAACAATGTTTCCATTAAAATCACGTTTAATGTATTTGTCCGCAATCTCTCTTACTCTTTTATCTGGACTTTCTAAAGAAAGTTTCTCCAGTAATTTAGGGTTTTGAATTTTACAAATAGCAAATTCAATAATATCTGGATGCCAATCTGCAAGTCCTATCATTTGTGCCCCTCTGCGACTTCCTGCTTGTGAAATCATATGAGTTAACTGTGATAAATAATTTCCCCATGACACAGAACCACTAGAAAATCCATTTACACCACGTACTATAGCTTGATAAGGTCTTAAAGTAGAAATATTAGAACCTACCCCGCCACCCCTACTCATAATTTCAGCTGCTATTTTAATATGATCAATAATTCCACCTCTACTATCGTGTATTAATGGAAGAACAAAACAATTAAATAGAGTAACATCAACATTAGACCCAGCACCATAAAGGACTCTTCCACCAGGTACAGCATACATATTTGATAACATCCAATAAAATTTCTTAAACCAATAATTTCTTACATTTTCTTCTTCAACTTTTGATATACCTTTAGCGACACGATAAGCTATCTGTTCCCAATAAATCTCTACTGGTTTTTGAACCTCATAAATACTTCTCGATAAATTGTGTAATTCAGATTCTTCTAATCCTGCTACTGACTCTGGATATTGTATGTCAATTGTTACATCTTCACCCTTAATGTTAGTAACTACCCCATACCCTTGGGTAGGATATTTTGGATCGTATT